ATCACTCATCTGATTCTTCAACTTTCTGCGCAAGGTCAATTAAATAACGCTCTGCGAGGGCTAGACCCTGAATAATCCCGCAGAGTTTTTGGTACTCTTCAAAAGTACGGCACGAACCACCCGCCAAGTCGTCGGCATAGTTGTTCATGTCAGTGCGTAATTTTTCACGTAATACGCGTACGAAGTCTTGGATCATTTTCTAGGGCCTTGTTTGAAAGTTGAAAGATGTTGCAAAGCCATCCTCTTGCTGTCTAGAAGTTGCTGTTCTTTGCTCTTTGCAACGTCAACACCCAGTTGGATGCCTGCACGTTCTTGTTCAAACTGTTGCTTAAATTCGCTCTCTTTGATTTGCGCACCTGTGCGAAGAGCTTCCAACTCCAGTTTGCCACTGACTTCTTGCTCTTTCAGAGCCTGTGCGTCGGCCTTGGCAGCAGCGTCCATCATGATCTTCTGTTTCTTCAACTCTAGTTCTTGACCTTTGAGTTGGAGTTCCTGCATCTGCAACTGCATGACGGGGTCTTGCATCTGTTGCTGTGCTTGCATCTGTGCAGCTTGCGCTTGGTTCTGCATAAGCACCTGTTGAGCCGCTTGAGCCATCATGCCGGACAACGCAATCTCAATCTGCGGTGGCAACTTCTCGTCTTCGGGAGGCAGTGGCATACCCAACTGTTGCTCGATCTGCTGGCGCATTTTGTAGCCAACGTGCTCTGCAATGTGAGCCGTGATTGCACCCATGATCTTGGGAGCCTGTGGGCTTTGGCCAATGAATTGCTGCATCATCGGGTCTTGCATCAACATCATGTGCACTTGGATATGCGACTGATGGTCTTGGTGTAAGAACGCTTTGACCGGCTTACCCTTAAGCACGTTCTGGTTCTCCTGCACGGGGTCTGTTGGCTTCTGATCGTCCTCAATTGGCACGAGCTTCTCGGCGTTCTTGATACCCAACACGTTCAACATACCGCGGTGCAGTTCTGGCAAGTTGTAGATGTCTGGGGCCATCTGCGCCATCTGAATGACAGCTTGGTACTGAATAACGCGCTGAGACATGGTCGCAGCGTTGGGGTCTGACACGGGGATAACATCCACCAAGTCATAGTCGGCTTTCTTAGCTTTGCGAGTGCCGTACTCGGGTGTGTATGTGTAGTCCGCGTCAGTGTAGTCGCGGATGATGTTCTTCAAAAGTTTGAACTCTTGCTTCAATGCAAAGTGCACACGCGCCTGAACAGCCGTCATCACTTTCAATTGTCTTTCTAACAACGCCAGCGTTGTACCAACGGGCGCTTGCGCAGACATATCACTGACTTTCATGTCAGCAGTCGCGGCAAATCGGCGACCTTCATCAACGATGGTCTGCATCAAATTAAACAGCGTAGCGCTTGGCTCCTTGTATGGAAGCGGCAAAATGTTGTCGCGGATTGTGCCCGAACCAACGTCTACATCACGGAACTCTCCGGGTGCGATTGGTGTGTCGTCGCCTTTGATTCGCAGGCCGCGTGTCTTGAGTCCACCGGGCAAGTTGCTGAGTGTTCCTGCATCGACAAGTTGTCGCATGAGGGATGTAGCGGATTTAGCAAAGCCTCCGATAAGGTGGAAAAGCCCGAAGCCGTAAGCCCCAAAACCCGGAATATATTGGTAGTGAACGAAGTGCTGGCGCTTGAGTCGAAGATCATCTTCTTCCTTCCAGTTGCGGCGGATTGACAGGATGTCGTTAGAGCCTTTAATCAACGTGACAACGTACGGCAACATGATGCCGGTCTCTTCACCCGCGTCGTCTTCGTCTTCGTAACCTTCAAGGTTCAAGTCAACGTGGCACTCATACAGCGTGTAACGGTCGTCGTTCAAGTCACTAAAGCCAGTCTCTTTGTCCTTGGCTTTCTGAATGTCGGTCAACTCTTTGGGGGCGTCAGCCAAGTCAATGTCGAGGTAGAAACCTACTTGCTGTAACTTGATGATTTCGTTCTTGGTCTTGCGCATAACGTGCGTGATGCGGTAACAAGTATCCAAATCCGTTGTGCCGTACGGCAGATACATATCTTCCGCAGGAATAAACATAGATACTTGACGTCCCAAATTTGGGTCGTAGTAGACCTTCTTAAACGCTGAGCCGGTGGCTGGCAGTGACCAGAGCATGCGCTCGTGCTCACCACGATACTCTGTCATGACTTCCGTCAACTCGTAGTTCATGTCGTCTTCAACGTTGGACGCAATCTCTTTCATCTCTGGCGTTTCTTTGCCGATGAGTTTGCTACGCACAGGCCCTTGGGCTGGGAACGTCTCAGTAATTGTCTCCGCTTGGAAGCGCACAACTGCTTCTGTAATCATGGGGTGGAACACACCGCATGCGCCGTTCCATGGTTCTGTGCGTTCTTCAATCTGAAGCCCAAGAAGTTTCAAGCCTTCTGTGTAAGACTTCTCCCAATCCTTGCGGCCATTCTTGTCGTTGTCGATGTCAGACACCAAGTCACCAGCCAAGGATTGCAACGCGCCGCTGTTTATGTACTCGGCCAAGTTATCGTCAAAGCCTTCTTCATCGTCGTCTTCTCCGGGCGTGATGGTAATCTCCATCCCATCCATACCGATGGTGACTTCTTCGGGATCAACAATCTCAATCTCAAGGGGGGATTCCTGTTCACCCAGCGCGTCAATGCCCATTGGTTGTTGGTACAGCGCTTTGTCGATGTTCGTTGCCATGTGTGTTCCTAGTAGTATTCGGTTTTCCTACGGCGAAAGATTTCAAGGTCATCTTTCTCGTCGGTGTCTAAACTGATAAAGCCGCCTTGCCTAAAGCGTAGCAGCGCCTGTGTTGTCGTGTCCACGTAGTCGTCGTGCTCCCCAACTGGGAACGCGGCCACCTCTTCAATCACTTCTCGTGCCCAGCGTGTGTCAGGTGCCCAGACTTTACCACCCTGAGTAAGTTGGAACTTGAGGCCATGGCCAAGGCTTTGCCGCACTTGTCCAAACAGGAGAAACTGGAGCTTTTTAGCGATTTGGACTTGCGTGAGTCCCGCGCCAACCTACAGGCGGCTAAAACAAATATGTTGGGGTTTGCCACGGCGGTGTACCCCGGCTTTAAAATTGGCCCCCACCACAAGAAACTTGCCAAAATCTTCACCGACGTGGTTGAAGGCCGTAAGAAGCGCGTGATTATCAACATCGCGCCGCGTATGGGTAAGTCTGAGTTCTCGTCTTACCTGTTCCCTGCGTACTTTTTAGGTAAATATCCTGATAAGAAGATCATCATGGGCACGCACACTGCGAGTTTGTCTGAAGACTATGGCAGGCGCATACGTAACTTGATTGATTCTGATGAATACAGTGAAGTTTTCCCCCAGACAATGGTGGCAGATGACCAAAAAGCTGCAGGTAAGTGGTCTACAAGCGCTGGCGGTCAGTACTACGCTGCTGGTGTCGGGGGCGCTCTTGCTGGTCGTGGTGCTGATCTGTTCGTTATTGACGATCCTCACTCGGAACAGGACGTAAAGTCCAACAGTAGACTCGCGTTTGATACCGCTTGGTCTTGGTTCCAGACGGGCCCGCTGCAACGTTTGATGCCGGGTGGTGGGATTATCATTGTGATGACCCGTTGGTCGCTCCTAGACCTGACTGGGCGCCTGATTGACTACCAAACCAAGAACCCAGAGGCTGTTCCATGGGAGATTGTGGAGTTGCCGGCCATTTTGAACGAGGACGAAGAAGACGAGAAGTCCCTGTGGCCAGAGCAGTGGTCACTTGAGGCGCTGAAATCAACGAAGGCCAGCATTGACCCGCGTTATTGGAACGCGCAGTACATGCAGCAGCCCACATCTGAGAACTCTGCCATCATTTCACGCAGAATGTGGCGTATCTGGGAGCCGGATGACCCACCAAGGTGTGAATACATCATCCAGTCTTGGGATACGGCGTTTGAAACCAAGAACACATCCGACTACTCTGCGTGTACAACGTGGGGCATCTTCTACAACGAGGAAGAAAATGACTCCCCCCAGCTTATCTTACTGGATGCGTTTAAAGATCGCATGGCTTTCCCTGAGCTTAAGGTGGTGGCGCTTAAGCAGTACAAAGAGTGGGAACCGGATGCGTTCATTGTGGAGAAAAAGGCGTCCGGGGGGCCGTTGATTCAAGAACTCAGGGCGTTGGGCATACCTGTGCAGGAGTTCAGCCCATCAAGGGGCAACGACAAGATGGTGCGCGTCAACGCGGTTGCGGATTTATTCAGTTCAGGTAAAGTCTGGGCACCTGACACACGCTGGGCACGAGAAGTGATTGAAGAGGTGGCCGCGTTCCCAGTCGGAGAGCACGACGACTACGTGGACACAACAACACAAGCGCTGCTACGCTTTAGGCAAGGCGGCTTTATCAGTTTAGACACCGACGAGAAAGATGACCTCGAAATCTTTCGCCGTAGGAAAACCGAATACTATTGAGGCAGACATGGACTACGAACCGTTTAAAGGCATGTCAGATGCAGAGTACTTGTTCCGCACAGGTCGCGGGTCTACCTACGCACATTTGCCGGGAAGTCAGACCGTTCGTAACCGCAGTGGGGCAAATCACACAGACACTACTACAGGCATGCAGCCAAAGTCTACCAAGACGTTGTACATGGATCCCAAAGCGGTAACTGCTGTAAGTTCGTGGTTACAAGACCCGTCAACAGCAACCCGTTTGGTTCCTGAAATTGGTAAAGATGGAAAAGCTACAGGCTACGCTTTAGTACAGGCTACTGAAGACTTCTATCGCCCAGCATCCAAGTACGCGCCTGAAATGAAATTAGAAAAAGGGCAAGCCGTAACACGCGTACCTTTTACGCTAGAACCAAAAGCGGGTATGCACCCTGTAGAAATCTTGGGTAGTTCGGATAGCCCCAAAGGTAGCAAAGCACGCAACGTGCATTTTGGTAATGCCATTACGGAAGTGATACCTAAAGCGGCAGGTAAGGCCGGTATTGCAGCATCTTTACTTGGCGCGGTAACTGCTGCAAAAGCAGGACAGTATGGCGAAGCCGTAGATAAAGCTACAGACTTGGCCGTGCTACCGTTTGCTGAATCCCGCACATTGAACGAAAATGAATCGGCTGAACTAGCCAAGCGCAGAGCCATGGCGCCGACAATTGACAAAGCCCGTGGCGGAACAATCAAAATGCCTGACGAATACTCTCAAGGCAACTGGAAACTTATTTAAGGAACACACATGGCAACGAACATCGACAAAGCGCTGTACCAACAACCAATGGGCATCGACGCGCTGGGCGAACAAGAATCCCCCTTGGAGATTGAGATCGTTGATCCCGAAGAAGTCACCATCGGCATGGACGGTATGGAGATCACCATTACGCCCGGAGAAGATGACGATGAAGAAGGCTTTGACGATAACTTGGCGGAGTACATAAAAGACGGTGCCTTGCAATCGCTAGCGGGTGACTTGGTGTCTGACATTGACAACGACAAGAATGGCCGCAAGGATTGGGAGAAGTCTTACACAGAAGGCTTGAAACTTCTGGGCTTGCAGATTGAAGAACGCACTGAGCCTTGGAACGGCGCGTGTGGTGTGTTCCACCCCATGATTACAGAAGCAGTTGTGCGCTTCCAAGCCGAGACAATCACTGAGACGTTCCCAGCCCAAGGGCCTGTGCGTAGCAAACTCATTGGCAAAGAAACGCCAGAGATGAAAGAGATTGCGTCCAACGTTGAAGACGACATGAACTACGAGTTGACGGAAGTCATGACGGAATACCGTGGTGAGCACGAGCGCATGCTCTGGTCACTGCCAGCCACAGGCTCAGCGTTTAAGAAGGTGTACTACGATCCCAATTTGGGACGTCAAGTATCTATGTTTATTCCTGCGGAAGATATGTATCTGCCGTACGGCACAACGGACTTGGATACTTGTTACCGCATTACGCACGTTATGCGCAAGACCAAGAACGAGATCATCAAGCTTCAGCAAGTTGGCTTCTACCTTGATATTGACTTGGCTGACGCCCCTAAAGAGTTGACAGACATTCAGAAAGCCAAAGATAAAGAGACTGGCTTTAGTGACTTGAACGACGACCGCTACACCCTGTATGAGTGCCACGTTGACTTGAACCTTGAAGGTTACGAAGACAAGGACGACGCAGACGAAGAGACCGGCATCATGTTGCCGTACGTTGTTACGTTGATTAAAGGCTCTAACGACATCCTGTCAATCCGCCGCAACTGGAAGGAAGAAGATGACCTCAGACTTAAGCGCCAGCACTTCGTTCATTACCAATACATCCCGGGTTTTGGAGCTTACGGCTTCGGGCTTTTCCATCTTATCGGAGGCTTTGCTAAATCCGCTACATCCCTCATGCGACAACTTGTCGATGCAGGAACGCTTGCCAACTTGCCCGGTGGACTCAAAACACGGGGCCTGCGGATCAAAGGTGACGACACACCAATCGCACCCGGAGAGTTCCGTGATGTAGATGTAGGCTCAGGCACAATCCGCGATAACATCTTGCCGCTCCCGTACAAAGAGCCAAGCGCTACGCTGTTTAACTTGATGCAGACCATCGTTGATGAAGGTCGCCGATTTGCCGCGACTGCTGACATGAAAGTCAGTGACATGTCTGCGCAAGCGCCCGTTGGTACAACGCTGGCGTTGTTAGAGCGCCAGTTAAAGGTGATGACTGCGGTGCAGGCTCGTGTGCACTTTGCGCTCAAGCAAGAGTTCAAACTCTTGAAGAACATCATCCGCGACTACACCGACGCTGACTATACATACACACCTGAGTACGGCACTCGCAAAGCTAAGAAAGCCGACTATGACTTGGTGGACGTTATCCCCGTGTCAGACCCCAACGCTGCGACCATGTCTCAGCGCGTTATTCAGTACCAAGCGGTTATTCAGATGGCGCAGATGGCTCCAGACATCTACAACTTGCCAGAACTGCATCGCGGTATGTTGAACGTTCTTGGCATTAAGAACGCAGAGAAACTTGTGCCAATTGAGGACGATCAGAAGCCAACAGACCCAGTGCAGGAGAACCAGAATGCACTCAAGGGCAAACCGATCAAAGCATTTTTGCATCAGGATCACGCCGCGCATATGCAGGTGCACATGATGTTGTTGCAAGACCCGATGATGCAGCAATTCATTGGTCAGAACCCGCAGGCTCCCAAGATCATGGGCGCAATTACTGCGCATATTGCAGAGCACGTTGGTTATCAAATGCGCCAGCAGATCGAGCAGCAGTTGGGCATGCCCCTGCCACCCGAAAACGAAAAGTTGCCACCACAAGTGGAGATCGCGTTGTCCGGCATGATGGCTCAAGCGGCTAACCAAGTGATGATGCAGAACAAAGCCAAGGCGGCTCAGATGCAGGCACAGCAACAGATGCAAGACCCAGTCATGCAGTTGCAGATGCAGGAACTCCAACTCAAAGGTCAAGAGCTAGAGTTGAAGAAACAAAAGATCATGATGGACGCTGCTGCCAAGGCCGATGCACAGGCTTTGAAAGAGCAAGAAGTCAGCGGCAAACTGGAGTTGGAAGCTCTTCGCACAGGTGCGCAAATCAAAGAGAGCGAATTCAAGCAACAGTTTGAACAAGAACGTGCCGGCATCCAAATGGGCGCTGACATCGCAAAGAGTAAAGCCCAGATGGATTTACAAGCGCGTACTACTGCGCTCTCAAACAGCAAACAACGTGAGCCTAAATCATGATCCAAGACTTCGTACGCGTATTACGTGAAAAATTACGCACTGACATGAACAACTATGCCGATGACTTGGCTGGTGGTTCGTGCCGTACTTTTGAAGAGTACCAAAAACTCTGCGGGATTATTCAGGGTCTAGCCCTCGCAGAGCGTTATTTAATCGACCTTGCGCAGAAAGTTGAAGAATCCAATGAGTGATCTTTCCCCCGGTGCTTTTGCACTGCCTAAACCCATCCAGCCTCTGGATGCTCCTGAAACTACTGACGAGCTAAAAGCCACGCAACTCCCAATCCCCACAGGTTGGAAGATTCTTTGCGCGGTACCCGACATCTCTGAACGTATCGACGGCACAAGTCTGGACTTAGTCCGGCCTATTGAGGGTATGCGTCTTGAAGAAACAGCAACCACTGTGTTGTTTGTTTTGAAAGTCGGCCCCGACGCGTACAACGACACCGCCAAGTTTCCTAACGGAGCATGGTGTAAAGAGGGCGACTTCGTGTTAGTACGTACTTACTCCGGCACAAGATTCAAAATCTTTGGCAAGGAGTTCCGTCTCATCAACGACGACCAAGTTGATGCTGTTGTGCAAGACCCTCGCGGCCTGACCCGCGCTTGAAAGGAATAATATGGCTGAACCGTACAAGTTTCCCGACGAAGTCGAGGACAAAAAGACTGCCGATGTTGAATTTGAAATAGAAGGCGAAGGCGAAGTAGAGATTGAAATCGAAGACGATACACCAGAGCGTGACAGAGGCCGCAAGCCCCTAGACCGAGAAGTGCTTGATCCAACCGAAGACGAAATCGACACCTATTCTGACAAAGTAAAACTCCGCATCAAGGAATTGACCCATGCCCGTCATGACGAGCGCCGTGTCAAAGAAGCCACAATGCGTGAGAAGCAAGAGCTTGAGCGTCTTGCACAACAGTTGATTGACGAGAATAAACGTCTCAAACAAAACGTCTACACAGGACAAGAAGCAATCATTGAAGGCGCTAAAGGTAAGGCCGAATTTGAGTTGGCCACAGCACGTAGCAAACTTAAAGCAGCACAAGAAGCTTTTGATAACGATGCCATCATTGCCGCTCAAGAAGAGGTGATGGATGCAAAAATTCGTGCCGAACAAGTAAAAAATTATCGTCCTACCCCTTTACAGGAAGAAAATTTTGAGGTACAAACACAACAAACCCAACCTTCAAGGGTTGAACCGGACGAAAAAACTCTGCGCTGGCAGGCAAAAAACCAGTGGTTCGGACAGCAAGGGTTTGAAGAATACACCAGCTACGCACTAGGGCTGCATCAGAAACTAGTCACAAACGGAGTGGATCCCC